GTCAGTAATCACATGGAGGGGAAAGAAAGTGGTTGAGTGGCCATGTTCTTGCGTCTTGAATGGGATTGCGGTAATCTGTGGAGAGAAGAAAGCGTTGGACTTCGAAGACTTCAGGGAAGTGATCGAGCTCGATTGGGAGGAGCGGAAGGTCCGGGCTTGATCCGAATACACCGGGTAGGCCTGCGGGATTGGGTGAATATCCACGACTGAGGTAGTAGTCATAGATGTTCTTGAGCAGACAGTGGATACGATAATCGTTGCCACATGAGGCGTAAGCGAAACCAATGGATTGAGCCATTGTGATTTCAGGGGTTGGGTTTCTCATCTTGGTGTGATAGAACTGAGCAAGCATCTTGAGGATGTCGCGGTAGGGCAGTCCGTTCACGTTGCGATAGGATAGAACTTCACATCCTTGGATACTGTTGCGAATTTCGGATTTGTCAGTTGAGACGATTGAACCGAATAAGTGAGTTGCAGCAGCTTGAAAGTCCAGAAGGAATTGAGCGTGTTGTTCTTGAGGTACTAAAAAGTAAAGACGTATGATTGAGTCGTCACCTTGTACTTTGATAATGCATCGACGTGGGTCGTGTCCCATGTAAATGAGAGTTGCACATATCATTGTGTAGTTGTACCAGGAATCCATGAGTTGAGTGATGAATAAACCGGAGGGTATGCCAGCAAATAGTCGTTTGAACATTTTACCACCAAAGATGATGATAGGAGAGTCAAAGAAGGCTTCGATTGTCCATTGCCATAAGAATTGAAGGCGTTGGGGGTCAACAGTTGTGAGAGGGTAGTTCTTTGTAGGAACGTAGCCGTTGTTGAAGTCGAAGAAGAGCCGTGTGCGGATGAATATCTTCCGGATGAGCCAGAAGTATGCACGTTTGTCAAATCGAGACCAGTCGATCGTGATGTAGGAGACGTTTTCACCAGGAGTGTAAAGTTCAGAGTAAAGTCTAAACCATCCACCAGTGAATGTTTCGTATCCCCAGAGCATGGGTGTTGCTCCGCGATTGAGTTTGATCCAGGCGATGTACTCCCAGTAGATCTGTGTTTCGGCGATGATCCAGAGTTTGGATACGCCCCAGATTGTTCTGAGTTTGTTAGGTGCATCGAATTTGACTACAGCTGTTTTGATGTGTAGAAGCATAGGAAAGAGAAAGCGTTGACGGAAGAAATAATTATAAAGATGAGAGTCGGAAGGACGGAAGTTGTTCTTGATAATATGAATCCAGGAGTGCACAAATGAGAAGATGATATTCTTCATGAAGCCAAATTTTGGAGGAGTGACTTGAATGAGTGTCTCGTAAGTAGGATCGGGTCCGTAACGTTGTAGTGCGTCAGCGGGATTTACGTATTTGCCCCAGGATTTGGTAGCTTGATCGTAAAAATCACCGAATGTTTTGCGAAGCTTAAGAAAGTAAGAATCAGTGCTGAAGGGAGCTTCTGCGCTGGTGTTCCACTTGTAAGGGTAGTGCCATTGGACATCAAAGAGATGTGTGACTCGGGCGAGTCTTGGTGGCTTGAAAGCATCGTAAAGGCATTGGAGGGCATCTTCAATTGCGAGTTGACTTTTAAGGTCTTGAGGTTCGGGATGATCAGGAACATCACCAGAGAAGAAGTCTTCAGTGATTGTGTCAGGATCTAGGTCCGTTCGTTTGTGACCGTTGATAATGAAGTCAGACTCATCAGATGTGAGAAAGATGTCGAATGCGTGACGTAGTGTGCGTTTGTGATTTTCGACGCCGATTTCATTAATAACAGGGATTGAAGGCGAGTATTCGCTGATTCCTGTGAAGAGAAAGTTTGTTGGTTGGGTCGAGATATTGAGAACGCGGGAAAATAACCTTGTAAGGTACTCCATTGTAGGAGGGAGAAGATAACACTTGATAGAGCGGCAAGATGGCTTTAATTTTCAGGGCCAAATTTGGTTCGGGGACCGTTATTG